CTAATCCCCCATCAGATAGGAGCGCACCAGGTCGACGATGTGCGTTTTGTCGGACTCGGATGCGCCAAGGAATGGCCGCGCCGGGATATCGCCCCAAGGAATCGGGAAGCTACCGTTGCGGCTTGCATAGATGCCAAAGCCGTACTCCCCCGACTTCGCACCGAACTGCTGGGTGCCGGCATAGACCATGGGACTGCCGATGCTCACCGAGCCGTCGCCGACCTGGTAGTTGATCGTGCTGCCCAAGGCCTTGGTCTCGCCGGTCAGCGGCTTTTTTCCCGCAATCCTTGCGGCGCTGGCTTTGGTAAAGTCGCCATCCTTTTTGCGGGCAAAGTTGGCGCTGTAGCGCGCCATCGTCAGCGCGCTGTTTGGCGCCCAGGCCGAGCCATCGGGCGCTGTAGCGGTCGAAAAGCGCTGCTTGGTGGACTCGGCCATGTCTTCGCCGATCTCGGCCAGGACGGGGCGCATGTTCCGCGCCCGTTCAACGAAGCCCAGCAGGAAGTCCAAACCGCTGCGATTGGTCAATTCGATGATTTGCGCCATTTACACGGTCCCTTTACAATACGAACTGCCTTGTGCATCGGCTCCCAGCGAAAAGCTGGCCACGTCTTGGACGTAGAGGTCGGGGTCACAAGGCTTTTTCATGTCCGGCCCGTTTTGATAGCCAGACTGATTAGCTTGAGGGCGCGGTTTCTCTTGCCAGGCAAGATCTCGAACACCGCCCGGAACACTTCCCCCGCAATTTCTTTGCGCACCAGCACCCGAGACTCGCCCCGGCGCCCCAGGTCGGAGCCCTGCAGCACTTCATCTGCATCGTTCAACCAGGAAAGCGCGTTGAGGTAGTCAGCAGGCTCAGCTGGCCGTTGTCCCTTCCCGTCGAATGCGTGTTCGCGGAACGTGTGCCGGATGTTGTCAGCCGGCAGCAGCACCAGGTAGTCGTCCACCGGCTTACCCGTCGCCTGCATCACTTTTGATGCAGCTGCACGGTCGACAAAGCCCAGCCAAAGGTCCTCATCGCGCTCAATCCCGCCGCGCACCCGCTGCACAAAGTCGGTAATCCGCTCCTGGGCGTTGAGATAGCGATTCACATCGGCCGACAGCGCCTTTTCGACGGCTGGCGGATAGCTGATTAGCTTGTCCTGGACGAAGGTGCGCAGGTCGGTATCCGCCTTCGCGCCAGGTGCATAGTCGAAGCCCTCATCAATGCCATCTGGCGCGCCGGTGGCATGGTTGACCTGGTTCCATCCAGCAGGGGGCTGGGTGGCATCGCCGTCGCCAGGCTTAGCCACGGCCACCACCCGGCATTTGCAGCCCCAGCCGTTCGGCGGAAAGTGCGTGTTCCAGAATGGATCGTCATGGCGCAACGTGAGCCGCATATCGCCCCACTGCTTGTGCATTGGGCGGGGGTGGACTACGCCATCCGCATGGACGTAGCGCCAGAACGGCCGGCGCGAGAGCAGATCGGGGTCCAGCAGTTGCGCCCGGCGCCCGGCCGCATACGAGGTGGCCATGTTGGTCTGATAGATCACCCGGGTGCGCCAGGCCTCACCTGCGGCAGTTCCCTCACCAGTCCATCCCGTCCACCCGTGCTTGGCCACTGCCTCTGCAAACTGCTTGCGGAACTCTCCAATGGAGCCGCCCTGGATGGACTGGTCGACCGCCTTGCGCAGGTCCAGCAGCAAATCGGCCTTCATGGCTCCCGCCACCATGAAAGCGCGATCGTGCGCAGCGCGCTCGATATCGCGCCAGGTCTCGCTCGGCAGATTCAGCTTGCGACGGAAAAACGCAATTTGCTCTGCAAACTGCTGCCGAGCACCATTGATGCTCTCACGCGCGACGGTACCGAGCTCAGCCATTGCTGTTTTCCTGGGCTGCTTCCCGGCCCTGCAGGTGGGCGAGCTCGAAAGCCAGCGCCATCAGCTCTGTGAGCTCTTCCGTTGGCAGATCGCCATAGGCCTGCAGCAGCGCGTCCTGCAGCTTGGCCGGGTCGCTGTAGCTATTCACCATGCCGCGCAGCTGCTTGACCCAATCGAGGACCGCAGGAGCGCTGGCCTGGCTCAAAGCCTTGGCATCAGCACCGCCAGCAGCTGGGCCTGGCTCTGCGAACTGCACCGGTGGAGCGCCAGACGACACGACGGGCCCAGGCGCTGCCGCTTGCGCCTCGATATCGCCATCCTGGAGCTTGTAGGTACGCATCCAATACTGGGTCGTGAACTTCAATCCAGCGCGGCCGAGCGACTCATCGCGCGTGGCCATCGCAGTATTGAGAGCATCTTCTTCGAAGAGCTCATAGGTAGGAGCCGGCGCATCTGGGCTCTCGTTGATATCGGTCACATAGCGCAGCAGCTGATTGATCGTGGCTGCGCTCAGCTTGCCGTCTCCATCGCGGATAACACTGGCCACTTCCAAACCTGCCTCAGCACTGGCGCGGTTAGATGTCGCCTCAGTGCTCTGGTTCTGGCCCAGCAGCGCGATCGACACCTCCGAGCGGCAGAACATGAGCAGCTCTTTATAAAGAGTTGCGCTCGCGCCCTTGTCACCGGCCTCAATCGTGTCGATGCTGGAGTCGTCAGGGATGACGGCGACCGCGTCCTGCAGCATGGCCTCCATCTTGTCGAGCAGCTCATTGTTCTGATGCTCGGGTGTATTGCGTGGCGTCTTAGCAACCAGCCATGGACTACCGTATTTCTCGGTGAATTTGGCCCAGAACTTCAGGCCGCCACGCTTGAAAACCGTTGGCCAAAAGCACATAGACAAGTCGGCATGGCCATATGGGTTGGCATACGTGGCCTCCTGCTGGGCAAGAATGAATTTGCGTGGTGCCAACAGTTCACCGGCCAGCGGCGCCTCACGGCTGCGAAAGCGCAGCGCACCATCAGGTCCGAACAGGAACCACTCTGGCGGCTTTCCGACTACGTCCAGCGGAAGCACTGCGCCGTTGCGCGGGCCCCAGATGAGCTCCAGAGGTTGCCAGCCATACAAGACCGCATCGGTGATGTCATTGATCAATGCGTCCCTGTTGTAGGTGGCCATCAGGTCCGTAGCGATCTTTGCCATACGAGCACTGGCCTTGCCTCGGTTGACGCGGCCTTCCAGGCCTTTGACCGCAGCTTTGCGACGGCGGATGCAGCCGCCCACGTGCGCGTCGCTGCGCAGATCCCGGTAGACGCTGATGTCTTTGCCGAGCTTTTTGAGCACCGGGTCTGGATTGGGCAGCCAATGCGAGAACATGGCCCCGCTCATGGTGCGATCGCGGGTGGCGATCTCGTGAGAGAGGTTTAGGTCAATCCGAGGCTCAGCGAATTCGACGAACTTGGTGGGGGAAACATAGATGCCCTGGGCCATATCAATAACTTTCGTAGGAGTAACCAAGCCTGCTGCGGCGCGGACGGCTGGCGGCATGGACTGGCCCCTTGTTCAATTCGCGGCTGGCGTAGTACGCCAATGCTCCCGCCACTGCCGCATCGCCGTGGCGCTTGCCGCCGTCCTTCCCGGTACTTCTGCCCTCGGGTATGCGAGGAACGCCTCGGATCACTTCGATGGCCCGCCAGTCAGTGAGCCAGTCTTCGTGCATTGGCAAACCATCCAGCGTGCCGTCCTCGAGCGCAGCCTTCACGGGGGGCATGTGCTCCCGGTACCAAGCCTCTGTCAGCATTACCTGCTGGATGCGCATCTGCCCATAGCGTTGCATGGCCACCTCGGCCAGGTACTGGCCGTTGCCACGGGCGTCAAATGCGCCGCCCATGAATCGCGGTAGACGATCCGTCAGATAGAAGCAGGCTTGCTCCTGTTGGCGGAATGGCACATTGCGCAGCTCCACCGCAAATGGCACGCGCCTGGTCAGGTTTTGGTGCTGGATCAGCGGCACCTCCACAGACAAGTCGCCCGATCGGCCGAAGTCTCGGCCCGTAAAGCTGATTGCCTCTTGAGGCAATGCCTGCAGAAGCGGCTTCATCTGCGCTTCAAGCCAGTCATTGCAGTCAGCCGTGCGAATATGGTCTGGCAGCAGCTCGAAGCCCGGTTTGCACTCCCAGCGCAAGATCGGGGTGTCGGCGGACATGCGCGATTCGAGCAGGGCCCGCGATAACCAGGCGCCGCCCGAATTGGCGGGGATACAGTCAAGTTCCTCGGCCGCGCCATCACCATAGAAGGCATACACGTTGTCCTTCCAAGCGCGTTCATCTTCGGCAGTCCAGACCTTGCCCAAGCGCATGCATACTCGCTTGTACAGGCCATCGTCCACTGCTTCTTGAAATGGCACGCGGTGCACGGTGCCCTTCCGCTTTCCAGATCGAATGTCGGTTACCAGCTCATTGAAGGGGTTGTCAGTGCCGTTGTGGGTGCTGATCACCCGCACCTTCCCGCCCCAGATCAACATGGCCAGGGCCGCTTTGAGCAGCTCGGCCAGCTTCTCATGGAAGGCCGCCTCATCGATGACGATTACGCCTTGTCGGCCGCGCAGGTTTGACGGCCGGCTGCTCAGCGCAACGATCCGAAAGCCAGCTGCAGGAAAGCGGATCGTGTAAGTTTTGATGTTCTTGTCCTCTTCGGACTCTCCATCCCAAAATCCCTCTTCGATCTCGCTGGCCGCATAGTTGAACACCCGGGCCCACATTGCGCAGGCCTGGATGTATTCGATCGTCATGTCCTGGTTGTAGGCGATGTAGTAGACGTTCTGTCCGCCAGCATTGCGGTTTGAAGCGGCTGTTAACACGTCGTCCGAAGCCTCGGCCCAAGTGAATCCAGTACGCCGCGACTTCTCCACCACCTTCAAAGGCGAATCATCGGCCACCCAGAGCTGCTGGTAGCCCATCAGAACCGCAGGTGCGCCTGGTGCAGCGGCAGTATTGGGGATTTGCGCAGGGATGGTGGTCATCCTGCAATCCCCAGAATTTCGCGACGCAGTTGCTGCACCGAATCAGCAGATAGGCCACCCTTTTTGGCGATCTTCTCGACATTGGCCGCAGCTTCCTTGACCTTGGCCTGCACCTCCATGCGCCACCGCTTCTGGGCGACACTGGCTTTGCCGATCTCGGCCGCGCTTTTGAATAGCTTATTGACGTCCACATCCTCGGCGTCAATATCCAGCTCCATCAGGATGCTGAAAATCTTCTCTTGCGCCAGGCGCACCACTGCGGAGCCAAGCGCGTCTTCATCATCAGGCGCGGCGTCCACCATGGCCCGCGCCTGCTCGCTGGCCATCTTGAGCTGGGCCATGCGCTTCTCGAAAGGGGAGCCATAGCGCTGCAGAGCTGACTTCGATACCTCGGCGCCGCGTGCCTTGAGGTCTGCGGCCAGCTGCACATAGTCGCCAAAGCCCCGCCGAACCAGTTCGGCGTCCAGCCATTCCTTGAGCTCGGCAGGCAGCGCATGCACTTTGCTACGGGGTGCCATGGCTCACCCCTGCGTCATGACAGGCCGGGCAATGCCTGGCTGAGCATCGATCGTATATTCGACAAATTCGATGCCGGTGCGCGTGAGGTCCACAAACCAACGGTCCATGGGGTCCTTCTGGATCTTGACCATTTCGCGCTCTTCCAGGTAGTCCAGGTTGCGCCGGATTTCCTGATGCGTGGCATCGGTATATACCGACTGGACGATCGAGAGCAGCGCCTCGGTGTAGATGCCCACGGGGCGAGAGATATCGATCGCCGAGAGCAAGTGCCAGCGGATCGCCTCGCGCCGGGCCTTGAGCATGGCTGGCTGAAAATTCATCATTGTTTTCCCCCTCGGTTAAGCACTACTGCCTCGATGCGCAGCGCGAAGTTGTCAAAGCGCGTATTGAGCGTGCCGATTACCTGCACGAAGTCATCGCGCCGCACGTAGTCACGCGCCATATCGGCCTGGTTGCGCAGCATGGCCTTCTCAATCTGGTGGATCTGTTCGGAGTCTCGGGCCACCGCCTTAGCGACGTCCTCAAGGGACTCCTGCAGCGCCGCAAACTTCTCATCGGAGCGGCGCTGCGCCTGCGTTGCAATCACTTTCAGAACCGTCCAGAGCACCCCCGCCTGAAATGTGACCAAGGCGATCACGTTGGTCATCGTCAACTCGAATGTCATTGGCCCTCCTGAGGCTCGCTTGAATGAATCCAGTCCTGCAGGCCGATCACCTGGATGCGGAGCTGCTCAGCGTCTGCTGCCACGCCTGCATATCGTTCGCTGCATCGTCCAAGTAGCTGGCGGGCTGCGGCCGCTTCGCCAAAGCAGGCGGCAGCTTGGGCTGGCGGGCTGGTGCCGGGCATGTCAGTTGCACCAGAGATGGGCTGTCGTTGGTTGAGCTGGTCAATGGTGCGGTGCAAGCTGAGATTGCGAGCGTCAGCGCGGGCAACATCAGTGCGCAAAGCCTTCTCGCGATGGGCGGTTTCATCTGCGATCCTTTCGGCGGTTTGTTGGCGGGCGCGCTCTTTGGCCCGTTCTTGCTGCTCAGCGACAAGGCGATCAGCTGCAGCCTTGGCTTGCGCGTCCTTTTCGCGCGCGAGCCGAGCTTTATCAGCAGCCGTCCAGTCGGCTTGAACCCTGGCGGCCCCTGCAACGTCACCCTTGGCAATGAGCTTCTGCTGCCAGGCGTTCAAGGCCCAGCCCAGACCAAGCACGAGCGCCGACCAGAGCGCGATGCGCGACCAGGTCGTCATGGCTGCCCATCTCCGAGGCACATGCGCTGAAGCTTCTGGCGGTCAGTCCAAAGCCCCCTGCAGGTGCGGTTGTCGGGGTGACTGCAGCGGTCCTGCGGCTTATTTACCGGCCCGGCACGGTCATAGAGCAGGATTGCATTGCATCCGCCCGAATAGTTGCTGGCGCGCAGCTCTCGCACGATGGTGCTGGGGCCAGTTCGGTCGTTGTTGAAACAGAAATTGGTGGCACCGGTGTTGTGGGCCAAGGCCACATAGGCGTCATACTCGTGCTGGAATAGCTGAACATCGCCGATGCAGCGTTTGATGGCAACTTCGACATCGCCGGCATCAGCGCGCAGACGAATCAATGCGCGGGTAGGCGTGGTGGTGTCGCCCATCTTGACGCCGGCAGTCGAGCCAAAGCCTATGGTCGGCACCTTGGTGCCGTGGACCGGGTCGGGGTAAGCAGTACCTACATAGTCCTCGCGTTGCGCGATGTAGGTAAGGCCAGTGGCTGAAAGCACCAGGCCGAGGATAGCGGTGCGCGCCTTAGACATGGCGCGCCTCGCGGGGGTTTGATGTTTTTGGCTGCATGCTCGGCAATGTGCCGGGCATGAGGGGCAAGCACTAAATAAAGCGCTTTACTTTTCGCTCTACAAACTGAAAATAGCGTCTTTAATTTAGCTTTGAATTTGTCTAGCCAATGAAGCAATTGCCTGCTCTAAATCCTCAATTGCTTGAGCCCATCGCTCAATGTGCATTTCCCGATCCTTTGACTGCAACTTCGCTTCCATACCGACGGCCACCCCATGAAACTCAGTAGTCACTTCCCGGAGTGAAGGCAATGCAACCAATGCCACTAGATGTGCTCTAGCCGCCGCCTCAGTAACAGAACGATCAGACCTGGGCATGCCCTTTTCACCACTGACTTGATGGTCCCACAGACGGCGTCTTGCCTCCGTGACTGCTTCCCATAGTTCGCGAAGATGCGTTAGCTGCGCTTCCTTTGCCCTTCTAACTTCGCTTCTATTCCACTCAAGCGCATCCTGAGCCTCTTTGCGGGCTAATTCCTCTTGCCTTTGATTCTCAGACCGCTTCCATTGTTCAGCTTCGCGCCTTTCAGCTCTGTCTGCAGCTTTATTTGCCGCTTTTGAGGCGAGGTAATGCGTCAAGACAGCTGTTAAAGAAGCAAAACCTGCACTAATTAGCGCCACCAGGACTAAATCGCTCATAACCGCTTTCTTTCTTCTTAGCGCTGAATGGCTGAGACAATACCAGTGCGGATGTAAACAAACTTGATAGGGTGTGCGGAGCGGTACACGAACTGCTTCGTTACTCCAGTCTGAGTCTGGATCTCATTGACTTTTTGGGCTTCAAAGGCAAGTCCAAAGCGCGTGCAGTTGCGGAAGTCAGCCTCAGGCATACCGACCGAAGGCTCCTCCCTGTAACGGTCACCACAGCGCGCGATCGCGCTATTCAGCCTCTGCCGCTTTTCCTCATTGCGGTCATTCCACCAGTCCTGTCGATCGCTTTTGAACTTCTGGTCGGCCTGGTCGCGAGCTTCCATATCGATCTCATACTGGGACTTAGTCGCAACACGAGCTTCGGGGTCGCCACGGGTGTCAGAGCCAGCGGAAATCTTCGACCCTTGGCCTGCACATGGCTCCTGCTGGTACGAGACCTTCCCATCATCTGCGGTGCACTTGTTAACCGCCCACGCTGGAGCGGCCGCAAAAGCAGCTGCCACAGCCAGTACTTTTAAGCAGATTCGCTGCATCGCCTTTATCCTTTTATTTCAAGCTCTCGAGGAAAACTTTTAGGCATCTCTGGAGCAGTCCTGGCTCCCTTCGCCACTAGGCGGGGTGTCAACGCCACGGTCTTTGGAAGGCTTTCCGGCCATGCGGCGATTGATGCCCGCGACATACCACTGCACCTCACGCATCTCATTAGGTCGAAGGTCCATGACCATGCGGGTCCGGAATTTTCGCTCCATGAAATTAAAGACGGATTCACCCCGTCGAGGCAACTTCCGAATGGACCGCAAAAGCTCAAGCTTCTCGTCGTCCAGCAGAGGGGTCTCAACCACCTGGATGTGGTTGTGCACCGTTGTGAAATTCCCCTTCAATTTCCCAATGTGCACAGCTCCTGATCCCGAGCTGTGGTGCGACGGCAGCAAGCGCGACAACCAATCGAGCAGCCACTTGGGCAGCATTCCCTCCATGCCTGACTCCTTCAAAACCTACTTGCGCCCCTTTGACGCCTTCACCTCACCAATGTGCACAGCGCCAGTACCTGAGCTGTGGTGACTGCTTGCCCCGCCTATCTGGGTCAACGCTGGTGCTCCTAGCAACGCGCCCATAGCAGCACGCCTGACGGCCGGGGATGCATCCCGGAAATACTGAAGCATCAACTGCTCCTCGTTTGTAAGGGTCGGCCCGCGCTCTACCTCACGGTCACCTGTCAGAACGTATCGAACATCCACACCAGCCAGGCCTACAGCCGCCAGGTAGGCGGCACTGGGAGCGGCTAGCCCCTTCTCGTATTTCGCAAGCGATTGCCTTGTCGCACCGGGCACCCCGGCCTGCTCAGCAATGAGCGCGAAGTCGCTCTGGGTCATACCCAGCGCCTCGCGTTCCTCCTTGAGCCGCGTGCCAATGGAAATATTTATTTCCATAAAAGCCCCTTGACAATGGAAATCATTGTTTCCATAATTCTCACAACAACACACGAAAACATGCAGCAACGCCAATTGCTGCACAACAAACAGGAAGCACCCGTCATGCTTAAAACCCGGTCACAGGTACGTGATGACTTCGCCCGAAAGGGGCAGTCCATCTCTGGATGGGCAAAGGACAACGGCTACAGCCCGAACATGGTCATTGCCATCCTTGCGGATGACTCGACAAATCCACGGCTCAAGTGTCTGCGGGGCGAAGCTCATCGCATCGCAGTCCATCTGGAGATCAAGGACGGGGAAATCATCCCGTCCACTCCCCGCCGTTTAGCTGCAGCCTAAGTACTAGGACATGACCATGTCTTTAGGTAATGTAACAGCGGCAGATGGCAGTGTTCAGACAACCGCCTCAGAAAACCGCACATCGGCGTTTGACGTGCACGGCTTCCCTCGTGAGGCTGCTCTCATTGGACGGCACGGTGCTGTCGCGATTGTTCCAGAAGGTCAGCCAGTTGGCCAAGCACCTGGTGCGCTGCCTGCCTGCGCAAATCAGTTCCCTGGTTGCACATGCGCCTCGAGCGCCACGCCCGCGTCAATCGGGGGCCGTCAATGAGCCGCATCACTTCGAGCTCAGCTGCGACATGCAAGAGCGCGTGCGACAACGCATCTACTCGGCCTGCCATTTCTTCAAATTCTGGTGTCTGCATGGTGTGTCCCGTTGCTTCTGTTGCGATGGGAGCCAGTGTCCCCGAGTGGGCCATTTCCATGCAGGCATTTGTTCAGACATTCCCTAGCACGGAGGCTTCCGATGCCTAAACGTGATTGGAAACGGGTTCGTCCCAACAGCCTGGTGCACGCCATGCGCCTCTGCAAAGAGTATGCGCAAGACCGCCAAAACCTCGGTGTTGAGCGCATCGCCGACGCCATGGGTGTTACCCATGACAGCCTCTACAAGTGGCTGGCGACTGGCCGCATGCCGGCGTGCCTGATTCCGACTTACGAGATGGCCTGTAGCTGCAACTTCGTGAGCACATGGCTTGCAGGCGGAGCTGGACGCATCGTGATCGATATCCCTAAAGGCAGAAGCATTGGTAGCACCGAAATGGTGGAGCTGAACACCTCCTTCTCGCAGGCGTTGCAGCTACTAAGCGACTTCTACGCAGGCAAAGCCGGCCAGGCAGATACCCAGGCCGCAATTAAGCAACACCTTGAGCATTTCTCGTGGCACCACCACAACGTGGCAACCCACGCTACCCCAGAACTGGAGTTTGAAGCATGACCTCCGCTACGAGCATCGCCCAGACCTTCAACAAGCTGCGCTTGCGCCTCAACGCGATGGCGTATGACCTAGTTAACGAAGAACTAGCCCGAGTTGCCGCTGAAAACGAGCGCCTGCAAAGCGAGAACGATGAGCTTCGCGCCAAGCTGGCGTATGCGGAAGATTGTGCAGAACGTTGGCGCGACGACGCCGTGTCGAATCTGAATGAGTACTCCGATTCCTCCAATGGAGTGATCGGGCTGACCCAAAACGGTTGCGTATTGGTGGTGTCCGCATGAGCACCAAACCGCTGTCTGGCCCCATCCAGAAGACCTGCGATCTGTTTCGCATTTTGGCAGGTCATGAGCTGCTCGGCCTCACACCTGGCGAAATTGCCCAACTGATAAATGTCTCTCCGAGTTGGGTCTCCATCAATCTGCCTGCTCTTGCGCCCACCGGCTTCGTTGAACAGGTACCTGGCACTAATCGCTGGCGGTTGGGCGTCCAGTTCGTGCGAATTTCCATGACGGTGTCAACCAATATGCATGAAAACCGCCGACGCATGGACGACACAGCAGCCCGCTACTCGATACCCGTATTACCAAACTAACTGAAAGAAATAACTATGGCACGCAACGCAACCCCATTGCCCACCAGTAAAGAGGTGGCTGTCAATGAAAGCGCCATCGCAGAAGATCAAACTGCTCAGAATCAATTGGCGGCTATCACCTTGGCATCCAACGCCAATGCATTGGCTGTAGCAAACCAGGTCGGATATCAAGGTTCGATGACCATCGGCGCGTTGGAGGATGAAATCCGCTTTTACCAACGCCGCACTGTGGAGGCGATCCTGGAAACTGGCAAGCGGCTGCTTGTACTCAAGGAGTTGACGCCTCATGGCGAGTTCACCCAGAGAGTCGAAATCCTGGGCTTTAGCAGCGCTACCGCCCGCAGGTTTATGCAGGCCGCATCAAAGACAGCCAAATCGCTCAAATTGAGCGATTTGAGCAGTCAAGTTAAGAATGCGTCAGCGTTTCTTGAGCTGGTAACTCATGACGACGATGTGTTGGAGAACCTGTCTGAGATGGATGATATCGATCGCCTGTCCGCAACCGAGCTGCGGGCCAGATTGCGAGAGACTGCTCAAGAGAAAAAAGCTACCGACCAACTGCTTGAGAACAAAAACAAACGCATCGACCAACTCGAGCGTGCCGCCCAACGCATCAAAGCGATGCCCGCCAATGAGGCGAGTGCCGCGTTGCGCAAGGAGGCCACCAATATGGTCTACGACGCCCAAGGCCTCATTAACGGCAACCTGCGGGCAGCCCTGGAAGCCTTGAACGACGCACCTGATGCTGACGGAAAGACCCTTTTCATGGCGGGCATGGTCGGCCAGCTGATCGCCGATCTGGTGACGCTGCGCGATGAATTCAACTTGCCCGATGTCATTGGCGATGGGACGCCTGACTGGCAGCAATGGGCTGCCGCGCAGGATGCGGCCGCAGGCGCTGCGCAATAAGGGCAAAACGCATGAGCCCCGCAATGATAGAAGCCTTGCTCGACGTGGACCGCCGCGCTCAGGCAGCAGGCCACGGCAATAAGGAGCCGGTGTATACCGCCGCCTGCCAGCACCTGGGCTTGTCGCGCGCAACGCTCATGCGTCACTTAAAGGAAGTGACTGTGAAGGCACAACGCAAACGCCGCAGTGATGCAGGCGAAACCAGCCTGAGCCGCGGCGACGCACGCCTGCTGAGCGCGACCCTGATGGAGGGCTACCGGGCAAACGACAAGTCGATCATCGCACTGCGCAAGGCCCTGGAGGTGCTGCGCGCAAACCGTGCAGGCTTTGCTTGCGCCATTGACCAGGGCACGGGAGAAATCCGCCCACTGTCCGAAAGCGCATGCGCCCGTGCCCTGCGCGCCTACAAGCTGCACCCCGAGCAGCTGCGTCAGCCCGACCCCGTGCAAGCGCTGGCCAGCGCCCACCCCAACGACGTCTGGCAGATTGACGCCTCCATCAGCACATTGTTTTATGTGCCCGAGGGCGGCGTCCAGGACATGGATAAAGCCGTGTTCTACAAGAACAAGCCCGAGAACTTCGAGAAGATCAAGCGCCAGCGCCTGACGCGGTATGTGATCACCGATCACTGCTCCAGCGCCATCTTCGTGCTCTACGTGGCCGGTGGCGAGTCAATCGTCAACATGGCCGAAGCATTCCTGGCCGCCATCCAGCAGCGGCCGCAGCAGCAGATGTACGGCGTGCCGCTGCACTTGATGATGGACCCGGGCAGCGCTGGTATTGGTGGAGCATTCAAGAACCTGCTGCGCCGCCTCCAGGTGCAGCCAGTGGTCAACGAAGTGGGCAATGCCCGTGCCAAAGGCCAGGTGGAAAACGCCCACAACCTGGTCGAAACCGATTTTGAATCGGGTTTCAAGTTCACCCATGTGCCGAGCCTGGACTGGATCAACGAGAAGGCCGCGACCTGGATGCGCTTCTACAACAGCGTCAAGGTACTGGCCCGTCACGGCATGCCACGCTGGAACAAGTGGATGCAGATAACCGAGCAGCAGCTGCGCCTGGTTGATGCCACCCTGGCCCGCGAACTGCTCACCCATGAGCCTGCGACCCCGAAGGTGGATCGCGAGCTGCAGGTGCGCTTTGCCGGCCGTGTCTGGTCTGTCAAGGATGTGCCTGGCGTGCTGGTGGGCGAGAAGCTGTCGGTCACCTACAACCCGTTTAACAAGGACGGCGCCTATGTGGTGGAGCGAGACGCCAGCGGCCAAGAGCTGCTCATAGAAATCCCAGAGGTGAGATTCGATGAGCACGGCTTTGCCGAAGGCGCTGCGCTGATCGGGCGCGAGTTCAAGTCGCTGGGCGACACGACTGCCAGCGCCAACCGGAAGCTGGTCGAACGCATCGCTACGGGTGAAGAGACGGACGAATTGGCAAAGTCAAGTCGCAAGGCCCGCCAGCTGCCCTTCGGCGGAACCATCGATCCCTACAAGCACCACGACCAATTGCCAGCGGCAACGATGCTGCCGCGCAAAGGGATCGAGCTGCAGCCTGCTGTTGCCACACGGGAAGCACCAGCGGCCATCCTCAACGGCTTCCAGATTGCGACCAGGCTGCGCGCCATGGGCATGCAGATGGACCGTGAAAAAACGGCCCAGATCCGCTCCTGGTATCCCGATGGCATGGCCGAGGACGAACTGCAGTCCCTGTATGACCGCTTGACGGTGCGAGGTGGGTTGCGTGTGGTGGCCGGAGGTGCGGCATGACGAAGCTGCAAGAGCTGCTGATCGCCTATGGCGTCTCGCTGGCGCAGTTTGGCCGGGGCACGCTGCTTGGTCACAACACGGCGTTGAACCTGGTCAAACACGGTATCTGGCCGCGCCGCAGCGGCTTGAAGGCGCGAGAGCGCGTTAGCGAATTTTTTGTTTCCTTGGGCGCTACGCCAGACCAATTGGCCGAGCTGTATGCCCCGAAGAAGAAGGTGGCGCCGGTGCGTTGGAAGCACACCGACGCCGATCCCCCAGCCGTTGACAAAACAGAAGAGGAAGATGAAATGCTACTGCAAAAAGAGAATTTGACCCCAGAGGCACGCAAACACTTCAACCTGCTGCGCAGCCCGTTTGTGGATGAGGTGCAGACGCCCGAGGATGTGTTTCAAAGCCCGAGCATCCGCTTTGCCCGCGCCGCCTTGACCGATTGCGCGCAGCACAACGGCTTTATGGCACTGGTGGGCGAGTCGGGCGCGGGCAAGTCCACCCTGGCCGAAGACCTAGAAGAGCGCGTCCGGGCCGAGCACCGTGACATTGTGGTGTTCCGGCCCTACGTCCAGGGCATGAGCGAAAACGACAACAAGGGTAAGACCCTCAAAAGCGGCGCAATTGCCGAGAGCATTGTCTTTGCGCTGGACCCCCATGCTCGGGTGGCCCAAAGTGCGCAGGCCCGCTTCCGCCAGATCCACGAGCTGCTCAAGTCCAGCGCGCAAACCGGCCGCCGCCATCTGCTGCTGATCGAAGAGGCCCACGACCTGCCGGTGGCAACACTCAAGCACCTCAAGCGCTTTCTGGAGCTCAAGGATGGCCTGCGCCGCCTGATGGGCATCGCCATGATCGGCCAGCCCGAGCTGCGCAAACGCTTGTCCACCCAAAACGCTGAAGTTCGCGAGGTTGCCCAGCGCTGCGAGATCGTCGAGCTCGAGCCGCTCAACAACGAGCTGGAAGCCTACCTCAAGCACAAGCTGGCCCGCTTCAACGTGAAGTATGAGGACGTCTTTGCTGACGACGCGGCCGATGCCGTACGCAGTCGCCTGATCCATATGCCGCGCGGCGGCAACCAGGCGCACGCCGTCTCCATCTGCTACCCGCAGGTCGTCAACAACCTGGTGTGCAGAGCGATGAACGCTGCCGCCTTTGCTGGTTGCGACCGCGTGGACGCTGAAGTGATCGTGGGGTGCTGAATGTCCTTTTTCCGAATCACGGTCTGCCTCCGACCAGGCGTAAAGGTTCGATTTACCGCGCTGTTTCTGGACGGTAAAGAGGCCCGCGAGCAGACGATGGCTGACTACCCGCAAGCCCGCGCCATCACTTTTATTTGCTTCAAAGGAGAAGCTGCCAATGCCTAAAAAAGTCAATGCCCTGGTGCCCCGCACCTTGGAAGTCCTGGAGTCCAAACCAACCCGCGTGGACACTTTCAGCCGCTATCTGCTGGCTGCGATGGCGCTGCTGGCTTTGGCCTTGGCCACTGGAAGTGTGCTCGGCCTGGTAGACGTGCATGGAGGTCTGCTGTGAACGACGATATCGCCTGCCCAGCTTGCTCTTATGAATTCGACTTGATGAGCGTTGTCAAGGCCGAAGCCGACAAAAAGGCCGTGGGTGACTTCCTGCATACGTGCATGCCTGGCATTGCGGACCCGGTGCTGCGCTACACGCTGCTGTTCAAGACGCCCAAGCACGCGATGACGATGCGCAAGCAGCTCAAGATCATCGCCCCGCTGCTTCCAGCTATCGACAGCCGCTCTATCACATGGAAGGGCCGGGAGCTATCCGCGCCGCTCAAGAACTGGGCCGAGGCCATCGACCAGATGGTCGGAGCAGCAGAAGCGGGCCGTCTGGACCTGCCCATGCGCAACCACAACTACCTGCTGTCGGTCCTGGCCGGCATGGCGGACAAGGTGGAGGCTGCAGCCGAAGCCAAGCGCGAAGAGGATGCCCGCCTGCGGCCACGCCGCGACACCGTCCAGGTGCGCGGCCAGACGATGGAGATTGGCACCGCATTGGACGTCGTCTATGGCGGCAAAGATCCGGCCCTCGCAGCGGTCGAGGAACGCAACCGCAACGCTGCACCAGTGCCGCAACACGTGCGCCAACAGCTGGCCAACCTGAAGAAAGGGCCGGCTACATGCTGATGACCCCTGAACCTCTGCGCATGCTCACTTGGGGCGACAAGCGCGTACCCGATGGGGGCAACCGTGGCCGCAGGAAGGCCATGGAGTTCAAGCGCAGCCGTGAAACGGCCCGCCCTAATCCTGAGAGCGTGGCCGCGCCGCGCCGCTTCGATGCGGTGCACGCCCCGGTCTACGAAAAGCCGGTGTCCTCGAGGCCCATGCGTCCTGGTGCTGAAGACTTTCTGCGCGTAGCCAGCCGTGGCTCGAGCTGCTGAGGAGATCTTGATGAAACAAGCCCAAGCGAGTGAATTAGATGCGGTGGTGTTGCACCTGATGAACGCAATCTGCCAGCAGGAGGCCCCAATGGCAATTTCTGCGCTCATTGGAGCGCTGCGCATGTATGGAGAAGCGTACCCGGAGCTGCGCACCAGCATTGGACGCTCACTGCTGGTGACGGGGGGGCGGCTGATTTGCTCCGATCCCCTCTACATGCCCCAGACCGAAAACCATCCACCCATCACGACAACCCTGCAATAGGACCCCAAAATGACCGAAAGAATTATTCCCGAGACCATTCCAGAAGGCTACATGCGCAATGCATCCGGCCACCTGGTGCCCACCGACAAGGTGCGCGAGCAGGACAAGCTGCGCGACGCCACTGTTCAGAAGCTGGTGGCTGACGCCATTGAGGTCCATGCACGCCTCAAGGCCTTCAAGTCCAACGCCCTCTCTGATATCGCTGACCTGGTCAGAATCGCTGGCGAACAATACCAGGTGGTGCTTGGCGGCAAGAAGGGCAACGTCAACCTGACCAGCTATGACGGCAAATACAAGGTGGTGCGCAGCATGGCTGATCGCATTGTCTTCACCGAAGAAATTGAAGCAGCCAAGTCCCTGATCAACAGCTGCATCGACCGCTGGAGCGAAGGCGCAAACGACAACATCCGCGTCCTGGTCGACCGCGCCTTCAGCAAGGACAAGACCGGCCAGCTGAAAACCGCCAGTGTGCTGGAGCTGATGCGCCTTGAAATTGCTGACGAAGAATGGAAGCGAGCCATGCTGGCCATCAAGGACAGCATCCAGACGACCGGCTCGGCGATCTACGTGCGCGTCTATGAGCGTGTTGGTGACTCCGACCAATACAAGGCCATACCTCTCGACCTGGCGGCCGTATGAGCAAGGCCAATCAATCCAATCCAAGCGTCCAGGACGCAGAGACCGACGCTTGGCTGAAGAAATTCCACAACCAGCCGATTGAAGTCCTCGCGACGCCTATCTCACAGAACGAGGCTATGCGGGTATTTCGTGAATACCTTACTTGCCACGCAGATGCTTGCATGGGAATGAGCGGCTTTGCGATGGACGAAATGGCCCTGGATCTTGCGCGTATCGCACTGAGCTTGCAGCAAAAGGACCCCATCAATGTTTAAGAATGCAATCATCTACCGCATCACTTCGAGCTGGGTGGCTGACCTGGTCGCGCTTGAGGCCGGCGCAGCTAAGCAGGAATTTATCCGTTGCGGTCCGACGCAGGAGCGCTCTGCCGGCTGGATGCCACCGCGTGGCGAAGAGCACGGCGCCATGGCCGAGCCGGTGGGAGGCCAATGGATCATGCGCTGGAATGTCGAGCTCAAGATGCTGCCAGCCAGTGTCCTGAACAGCAAGCTGGACGAAAAGATCGCCCACATCGAGGTCCAGGAAGGCCGCAAGCCAGGCAAGAAGGAAAAGCAGGAGCTCAAGGACGAGTGCAAGCTGGACCTGCTGCCTATGGCGTTCACCAAGCAAGGGGGCATGTGGGTTTGGATTGACCCGCAAGCGCGTCTATTGGTGCTGGACGCGTCCAGCCAGGCCCGGGCTGATGAGGTGGTGACTGCTTTGGTGGAAGCCTGCCCAGGCTTTGCAGTGGGCCTGCTTGATACCCAGCAGTCGCCTCAGGGCGCCATGGCGGCCTGGCTGCACAGCTACGATGCGCCGGCAGGCTTTTCAATCGACCATGAGTGCGAACTCAAAAGCGCTGACGAAACCAAGGCAGTGGTTCGCTATGGCCGCCACCCTCTGGGTATCGACGAGATCCGCGAGCACATCGACCAAGGCAAGCTGCCAACTCGCTTGGCGTTGACCTGGGACGATCGAGTGTCATTTGTGCTCAACGACCAGCTGCAGCTGCGCAAGATTGAGGTGCTCGATGTCGAGGTGGAAGGCCAAGCGCAGGACGACGGGGGCTTCGACGCCGATGTGGCCATTGTCACGGGCGAACTTCAGCAGCTGATTCCTGATCTGGTGGCAGCGCTGGGCGGCGACGGCCGAGCCGACCTCATCGGCGGCCAAGTTTGAAAGCGGGGTGGGTATGAGCACTGCAATTGCCGATATGAACAAATTGGGAGGCCCTGGGCGCGCTTCAAACGGGGTGGCTGGCACCCATGCTAGCCCTCGGGCCTCAAATCGCTCAAATTGCGCGATTTCAGCACCAGACGATTTGATGCAGTTTGTCCGCGAGAATTCTGTGGGCGATGTGACCCGCGAGCTGGGCTTTCCACGCGGCACTGTGCACCGCCTGCGCCACGGTTATTGGCCCGCAGACCCGGACAAGCTGCTGATGACCTGGGGGCGCTTCAAGGCGAGCCGCTCGGTTGTGGAATCGTCCTGGTTCATGCGACGGGTCAAAGCTGATGGTACGGTGCGCCACGCTGGCCATGACTACACAGCCCCCAGGCTTGCGGCCCGCGCCGGGCAGCTGCTGGCTGTCGCCAGATCGGCAGAAGGTGGCTTGCTGGCCCAAACCCTGGAATTGCCAGCCGAGCGCATGTCTTTGATGCTGGCCACGCTGAGCGAGCAGGAGGCAATCTGATGGCCAACCACCTCGCCGCTATCCATGTCCTCAAGGCCAAGCTGACGCTGACCGATGAGGACTACCGTGCGCTGCTGTCCAATCTCACTGGAGGCAAGACCAGCGCCAAGGAGCTGACGCCTTACCAACAGCAGTGGGTGCGCGACCATATGCAGGGCCTTGCGGTCCGCATGGGTGTTGCCAAGCCAACGCGCAGCCGGCAGAACACCTTTGCTGCCAGCAAAAGCGCGGCAAGCCCCAAGGAGCGCAAAGTCTGGGCCCTGTGGAATCAGCTGCACCGTGATGGGGTTGTGCACGACAACAGCGCCCCAGCGCTCAACGCTTGGGTCGAGCGCACCGTCCATGTGAGCGCGCTGCGCTTTGCCAATGGCGCGCAGCTGGACACTCTGATCGAAGCACTCAAAGCCTGGCAGGAACGAGGTCAATGATGGAACGTTATGTTTCTCCCGCTGAAGCAGCCGTGCTGGAAAACCTTCTCCCTGAGGGTTTGACCCGCGACATGAAGGACGTTGCCCTGTGCCTGTTTGAGGCGCTGGTGCTGGCCGATGAGCGTGCTGGAGATCCAAGCCCTGCAGATAACTGGCGCGAGCAGCTATATGCCTGGTCCCGCCAGGTGCTCATGCAGCTGCAGCGCCTTGCTGACCAACGGGGCGGCTATCCGCTGTACATTGCAAAGGGGTTGACGGTTCATCTGACAGAGCGCGATCGCGCACTTTGCGCCCGCTTCAATGGCACGAACTATCGCGAGCTGGCCCGGGCCCATGGGCTCACCGAAGTGCGCGTGCGCCAGATTGTGGATGCCTGGTCGCGTGAGCAGTTCCTGCTGCGCCAAGGCAATCTGCCAGGATTCGACACCCCTCTTTAAATTCCTCAATCTGAGCGAATTTTCTAAAGCGCTTTACTTCTTCTAAAAGCGCCCGCCGCGCGACAGTCGCGGCATGGCTCAAGCAGCACCCAAACCCCTTCACATCTTCAAGCCCGGCAAATGGACCACCATTTCCGGCGAGGTCATCGAGTTCAGCGAGGCCGATATCTTGGCTACGGCCAAGGCATACAACCCCAAGCTGCACAAAGCGCCGATCGTCGTCGGCCATCCAAAAACTGATGATCCGGCCGTGGGCTGGGCCAAGGGGCTTAGCGCCAACGAGCTGGGCCTCTACGCCACCCCGGAAAAGGTCAATCCAGCCTTTGCCGAGTCCGTGAACGCTGGCAGCTACGGCACTATCAGCGCCAAGTTTTACCGCCCCACCGACGCCAACAACCCTGTGCCTGGCGTCTGGTATCTACGCCATGTGGGCTTCCTCGGCGCACAACCCCCAGCCGTTAAGGGCCTTGAGGCACCGGAGTTCGCCGAGGACGATGGCTGCGTGTGCTTCCAGGAGGGTGTGGAGTTTGGCGAGTGGGACGCCATGACCAGCGCCAACCTGCTGCGCAACCTGCGCGAATGGTTCTTGGGCAAGTTCGGCGCTGAAGAGGCCGACAAGGTCCTCCCCAACTACGACATCCGAGCGCTCGAGCTGGGTGCCCAGGAAGAGATCAACAAGGCTCGCGCCGCTCAAGGCCGGTCGCTCACCGCATTCGCAGAAGTCGCTGATGCTGCGCCTGCCACCGATCCCCCAACCCCAAAGGAGTCCTCCGTGACCGAACAGGAAGCCGCGCAGCTGCGCGACGACAACGCCGCCCTCCAGCGGCAAAACGAAGAGCTGCGCCGCGCCCAGGCGGAAAAGGATGCCAAAGCCAAGCACCAGGCCAACGTCGAGTTCGCCGAAAGCCTGGTCGCTGAAGCCCGCATTCCTTCCGCGCAAAAGGACCAGGTCGCGGCTGTCATCACCCAGCTGGAAACCACCCCGGACGTGGAATTCGGCGAAGGCGACGCCAAGAAGCCACTGCACCAGGTGCTGCGCGACCTCTTCAAGGCGCTGCCACCTCAGGTGGAATTTGGCGAAACCGCCACCAAGAGCCGCGCAGACGGCGATGCCAGTGACGCGGCGTTTGCCGAAGGTGCAGACCCTGATCGCGTTGCCCAGCATCGCCGCATCAGCGCGTATGCCGAGAAACACAGCACGAGCTACGCAGCTGCCGCCCACGCGGTGATGCGCTCCAAGTAACCCCCCAGCCCAAAGGAGAAATCATGGGACGTTTAGGTAACCTGCGCGTAGTGGACCCGGTCCTCAGCGCGCTTGCAATCGGCTACAGCAATGCCGAATTCATCGGTCATCACCTGATGCCGTTTGTCACCCTGGATAAGGAAGGCGGCAAGATTCCGGTCTTCGGTAAGGACGCATTCCGCGTCTATCAGACTGAGCGCGCTCTGCGTGCCAAGTCCAACCGTATCAACCCCGAAGGCCTCGGCGGCATTGACATCGTGCTCGATGAGCACGACCTGGAATGGCCGATCGACTACCGCGAAGACGCCGAAGCCGCATTTCCGATGCAAGCCTTTGCGACTGACCGGGTCACCGAAGGTTTGCGCCTGCGCCACGAGAAAATGGTCGCGGACATTGTCCAAAACCCAGCCAACTACCCTGCGGCCAACAAGATCGTGCTGTCGGGCAGCAGCAAGTTCAGCGACCCTGACAGCGATCCTGAAGGCGTCAACGACGATGCGAAGGCTGCGGTGCGCTCCAAGATCGTCAAGGAACCGAACACCCTGGCCATTGGCTACAAGACCTGGCGCGTGCTCAAGCGCCACCCCAAGCTCAAGGCCATTCTGAGCGACACCCGCTCTCGCCTGGTGCAACTGGCCGACCTGCGCGATATCTTCGAGATCGAGAACATTGTGGTGGGCAAGGGCATGCAGCTGGACGAGAAGACCGGCGAAGTGTTTGACCTGTGGGGCGACACGATGGTCTATGGCTATGTCCCCAAGGGAGCACCTTCCAAGGCCGGTGACGCTCCTGTGCGTAGCGCTCAGGAGCCCAGCTTTGGCTACACGCTGCGCAAGCAAGGCTACCCGCAAGTCGACTCGCGCCCTGAAGACGGCAAGCTGGAAATCATCCGCAACACCGATATCTTCCGTCCCTACCTCCTGGGCGCCGACGCCGGCTACCTGGTGGGCGGCACGGTTTAAGGGGGCAACATGAACCAGAAAGCCACCCCAAAGAAGGCCGCTGCATCCACACCAGCAGCTGCAGGTGCGTCCGCATCCGCGCCATCTGCTGAAAGCGGCGCGTCCACCAGCGCACCTCCCACCGCCACGGCTGTCGACCAGGCCAACACCACAGCCGCCAGCGATAGCGGTGACCAAGGCGGCAATGCTGCAGGCGCTGGCGACACCTCCACCGTGTTGCTCGCCAGCACTGTCTCCGATCGCATCTTCCCTGACCTGCAGGAAGTCGACCGGGGCCAAGGCCAGAGCGACCCGGAAGAGGACCTGGAGCAGCCCTACGAGGTGTGTTCCGTCGCCATCCGCCACAACGGCGAGCTCTACCAGGTCGGCCGCACCGTGTATCTCAACGATGCCGATGCCGATCGCCTGGGCCCGCTCGTGATTCCCACTGCAGGAGCAACCGATGAAGACTGAAAAAATCCTGATGGCCACGACCATCTTGGCAGCAGCTGCACTCAGCCGCTTCCGACTGGTCAACTTTGCTGGTACGCCGGCAGTGGTCGGTGACGCTGTGCTGGGCGTAGCCAATACCAACTACGCCCAAGGCGAGCAAGCTGGCGTGGCAACCCATGGCGAGATCCTGGTCGAGGCTGGTGGCGCCATCCCTGCTGGTGCCCAGATTGAAGCTGATGCCCAAGGGCGTGCTGTGGTCTTGAGCACCGGCAAGCCTTGGGGCAGCGCACGCGATGCGGCCACGGCCGCTGGCGACATCATCCGCATCCTGCGCTGATCGCCATGGCCGCCTATGCAACCATCGCCGACCTGGTCAACGCCGCAACAGGTGGCTGGACCGAGCTGGCGCAGCGCGCAGCGCCCGAGGACGTTCTTGCCTCTGAGCTGCTGCAAGCTGTGGCGGCCGGGGCTGCCACATCGGCATGGACCGATGAGGCAGTGGCTGTGGCGCATGCGGCCTTGGCGCGCCTTCAGGATGCGCTCGAGCGTGCCAGCAAGCACGCTGATACCTATCTTTTCCCGCGCTATCGCATCCGCATGCCATTACCGATGGACCTGGTGCAAGGCAGCAGCTTGCCCTCGGCCGTGGCCGCGATCGCGCTCAAGCGCCTCTATGGCACCTCGGTGCCCGAGGACCTGCGCCGTGGGTCGGCCTGGGCGGATCAGTACCTGGTGGACCTCTCCAAGGGCGTGGTCAGTCTGGGCGGTACCGACACCGAGGTGGCGCAGCCGCCTGGCCTGATGCAGACCCGGGCACCAAAAAATGAGTTTGACTGGGGAGCCTACTGATGAGCACCACTGCCGCAGTGCATCCCAACAACTTCATGGAGCCCGAGCCTCACATCGTCGAGCGCCTCAAGTCCATCATGCCAGCCAATGTCCATGTGCTGACCGCCAAGGAACTCGCGGCCGTCAAGGAGGACACCCAGCCGGTGCCTGCCGTGCATGTCATCTACAACGGGTTTCGGGTGCTGGAGACCCGGGGCGATGCCCGGGTGGCGCACCTGGATCACGAATGGCTGGTTGTTGCGGCCGTGCGCAATGTGAGCGGCCTCAAAGATGGGGCCAATGCGCGCCAAGAGGCCGGTTTGCTCGCTGGCCAAGCCGGTGCAGCTGTTATGGGTTATCGCCCACCCAACGTGGCGGGCCCGCTGCGGCTTGCTCCGTCCCCCGGCATTGCGCCCAGCCCCTCGGGCTATCTCTATCTGCCGCTCGCCTTCCTGGTCGAGTCGGTGTTTCGGAATTCGGACCAACTCAAAGGAGCCTGACATGGCCGTCGAATTGATCAAGCAAATTTACAAGCCAATGCTGACCGTGGGTCAGTTCTACGCCAAGCCCTACGGCTCCGCTGGCGAACTGACACCCATCGGCAACGTGCTGGAAGCCAGCCTGGAGCACACCGAGGACGTGCAAACCCAGGAAGACATGACGCAATTGGGTGGAGGTGTGCATGCAGAGGTGCGCCGTATCAAAGACGTCAAGATCAAGGCAAAGATCGCCGACCTGAACTTGCTCAACCTGGCGCGCGGCACCTTCGGCAGCATTGACTCTATTGGGGCCGGCACGGTTGCGAACCTGCCGTACACCGTTGGCAACCTGGGCGTACTGATTCCTCTTGACCACATCGCGCCCACTGCCGTCGTGGTGAAAAAGGGTGCTGATGAAGCTTCGGCGGTGCCGGTGGACATGGCAGGCAACTATGAAGTGAAAGCCGAGGGCATTGTGCTGCAGTCGGGCGCCACAGACATCGCTGCGGCCGACAAGCTGTGGGTTAGCTACACCTACGGCGCATATGCAGTTATTGAAGCGCTCACCACCAAAGCCCCAGAGCTGCAGTTCATGTTTGGGGGACTGAACGAAGCCGACAGCGGCAATCCCGTGGTGATCGACATCTGGCGTGCTAGCCAGGGCATCACCAAGCAGCTGACGATGCTTGGCAAGGGCTTCAACGCCTTGGACATTGAGGGCACCTTGATGCAGGACCCCACCAAAACCGGCTCCGGCATTAGCAAGTACTACCGCACCCGCATGGGCTAATGCGGACAGCAACCTGATCACACCCGGTTGCGGGCCGTACTCCACAAACGTGGATGCGGCCCGCTTTTTCTAGACCGCTTCCACCGCTATGGCAGATAAAAACCAAATCGATTTCACCGTCCGTGTCACCGAGGAAGGTGTCGACAAGCTCGGCGCCGGGCTTGAGCGTGTTAACGACCAGGCTAAGGACTTGGGTAAGGCGGGAGAGACTGCTGGCGCGGGCGTGGACAAATTGGCGGGAGCAGCTGACAAGGCCGGCACCGAGGTCGACCAGCTCGCCGCTGCAGCAGACAAAGCCGATCAGCAAAGCGCTGAGCTCAAGGCAAGCACCGAACAAGCGGCGCAAGAGGTCTCGGATCTGGGCCAGGACGCCCAGAAGGCCGGTACGCAAGTCGATCAGCTCTCCCAGGCCGAGAGCAAAGCCGACCAGCAGGCAGCCGAGCTTGCCCAGAAAACAGACAGTGCTGGCCAGGCACTCGCCGACCTGGCGGCCGACGCTCAGCGCGCCCAGGCAAACGTGGCGCAACTGGGCGCTGCAGAGGAAAAGGCGCAAGCCAGCACCAAGCAGATGGGCGATGGTGCCGACCAGGCAAGCGCCAATGTGAGCGAGCTGGGCCAGGCGTCTGCCCGTGTTGCTGACCAGGTCAAGCAGCTCGCGCAGGAGCTGGACCGCAAGACCGCCCAGATCAAAGCAGGCTTGCAGCTCGAGCAGTCTGAGATCGATCTGCAAAACCGCCATCTGGAGCTGCAGCGCGCCGAGCAGCAAGAGATTGCGCGCACTGCCCAAGCCCGTGGCAATGAGTCTGCAGCCCAGCAGGCGCAGAACCGCTTGCGTGAGATTGAGGGCGAGCAGCTTGACCTGGTAGCCCGGGCCAAGCGCGCCGAGGCCACTGCCATCCAGCAGGCAGTCAATGCCCGCCGGGAAGAACTTGCTGCGCGTGGGCCGCTTGACGCAGCCGCAGCCAAGGAAATCGCTGCAGCTGAAAACCACGCCCGCGCTTTGCGGGTGGAAGCGGCGGCCGCCGACCAGGCAGCGCAGCGCGTGCGCCAGCTTGGCTCTGATCACAGCAAGACTGCTGCTGCCACAGGGGATCTCAGCGCGCGCGTCTCGGGACTGACCCTGCTATTGGGGCAGATGGCTGGCGCATTGAGCGCGGCATTCAGCTTTCGGGAACTGGTACGCGCTGCTGCCGACATGGAGCAGCTGCGCGCCGGCCTGGAGGCAGTCTGGCGCGATTCGCAACAGGCGGGTAAAGATCTTGAGTTTGTGCGCACCGTTGCCACCCGAGCGGGGGCTGATGTCCGCGAATCTGGCAACGCCTGGTTGGGCCTCGCCGCGGCTACACGTGGAACCGCTGTCGAGGGAGAGCCAACCCGCCGTGTCTTTGAATCGGTGGCGATATCCATGGGCAAGGCAGGAAAGTCGTCCGCCGAGACTGCGAACGCTTTACTTGCTCTGCAGCAGATGGCCAGCAAGGGCGTGGTCCAGATGGAAGAGCTGCGCGGCCAGCTGGGCGAAGCGTTGCCCGGCGCATTGCAGGCCACAGCTAGGGGGCTTGGGCTTACGACAAAGCAGTTGATCGACCTGGTCGAAACCGGCAACCTCACTGCAGCTGATCTGTTCCCAGCGCTGGCTAAAGGGCTTGACGAGCTATATGGCGGCGCACAGAAGGGATCGCAAACGCTCACGCAGGAAATCGGAAACCTGAAAAATGCGGTAACCGACCTGGGTGCCAACATCGGCGAGGCCGGGGGACTCACAGCACTAAAGGTAGCTGCCGAGCTGGCCCAAGCGGTCATTGTGACGCTGGACATAGCAATCGTTGGGGCAGGCAAGAGCATCGGCACGGTGATGGGTGCGCTTGCCAGCTGGGACTTTTCCGGCTTGAAACAGTCTTTTGCCGAGATCGAGCAGGAGGCCCGGGACAAGCTGCTGAAAGCGGCTCAGCACAACGAGGTCTTGCGGTCAGGCCTGGATGCCGCAGGCATTGCTGCACTGGAGGCTGCAACGAAACAACAAGAGGCCGCCAAGTCGACCCTAGCGCAAGCGGATGCCGCTGCTCAAGCCTCAACGAGCTACGCAAAGTTGGCAGTCGACTACGCAGAAGTTCGTAAAGCTGTTGCTGAACAGGTGGAGCTGGCGGCGAAGGAGATGGAGGCCATCAAAGCCCGGGGCGAAGCGCGCATTGCAGAGGCCAAGCTGCAGTCTGATGAGAAGGTCCTGCGTGATGCCACCAGCAAAGCTGCAGCTGATGAAGCCGCAGCCATGCGTGACCTGGCTGAAAAGCGGCAGACCGAGGTCAATGTGCTCAAAGCTGAACTCGATGCCAGAAAGGTGCTGCTCAGCTTTGAGTCGACCATCTCTGATGAGCGAAAAAAGGAGATCAAGACTCTCGAAGACTTGATCGTGAAAAAGCAGATCGAGGCCGACAAATCTACTGCGCAGGCTGCCGCTTCGGCTGCGCTGGCCAAGGCAAAAGGCCCAGAGATCCAGGCGCTCGAGCGTGCGGCCGAGGCCGCCACTGCGTCCAGAATCGCCAAAGTGTCAGAAGCGCAAACAACGGTCGCCATGCTGGAGCAGCAGAAAAGCCTGGCCTCTCAGACGGAGCAAATCGCGGCACTGATGGGTGATGAGACTGCCGTGCGCCGGGCCAAGATCACCCAGTTGGAAATCGATATTAAGCTCACCAAGGCAAAGGCCGAGGTGGCCAGGGCGGAGGCCGAAGGTTCCATCGCGGTCGCCAATGCCACCCTCGCCGAACTGAAAGCCAAGGGACCAGTGTCGGCAGTCAAAGAAGCCGAGATCAACGCGTCCATACGGAGCGCCCAGGCAAAGCTGGCGGAGGCTGACGCTATTCGCAAGTCTGCAGCTGTGACGGAACAGGAGCTGTCAAACCTCCGTAACGGCGCCAACAACACCGGCAACAGCATCAGCAGCAGCATGGGCGAGGCCCGTGATGCTGTGGCGAGCGTCGGTGATGCGGCCCGCTCTGCTGCTGGTGGCTTCGACCAAATGGGTGCGGCCGCAGAAAAGGCTGCAAAGCAGGTCCCCAAAGACAACATGGGACACGAGACCCGCTCAGCCGGGACTTCTGTGGGAACTCGTCAAGGCATTATCGAGTGGCTGATAGGCGCCGGTCTTGATGAGGCTGTGGCAAAGCACATCAGCGAAGACTTCGTGAATCCGGACGGGACCGTTTCCTACTTTGACAAGGGCGGCCAAAAGAAATGGCGAGGCAGCACCCGCACCCAGGCCCTCTCCAATGCAGTGGACTATTACAAGTATGGAGACGGCAAGGAGGCGGCCGAAGCGATGGTTGCAGAGGCCGAAGCGCAACGCCAAGCCAAAGAAGCCAAGACAAAGGCCAAAACCGCCCCTGCTGCCGCCCCGGCTTCTGCTCCCGCGAGCGCGGCACCCGCCCCCGCCAGTGGCGGCAGCGGAAGCACCTCCTACATCTCCAACTACAACTTTCCCGACCACCAGGTGCGCGCCAACTACGCAGATCCTGCTAGCCAGCAATCCATGGACTCCTTGGTGCGCCGCCTGGTCGATGACAAGAGGCTCTCGCAATGATCTCGCTCAGCTATGCCGGCCTCACCAAGCCACTCGACGACCGCCTTATCTGGACCAATGAATACAGCTGGAGCCCGGTTGTCTCTGAGACGCGCACCGGCACCAATGGCGCGCTCCATGTGCATGTCGGGGAGCGCAAAGCCGGCCGACTCATCACCCTGGATGCACGCCCCGGGAAGGCTTGGCTCGCTCGGGAAGAGTGCGACGCCTTCACCGCCTGGTGCGCGATCAAAGGCGCTGTATTTGAGCTGCACCTGCGTGGATCACCGCGTCAGGTCATTTTCGACAACAGCGGCGGGCCCGGTTTCTCGGCTGATCCCATGTGGCTCCTCCAGAACTCCGAAAAAACCCCCGACGAGCTGCTCTATCCCGTCTTCAAATTCATTGAGGTTTAAACATGCCCTTGCCAAATGGTGATATCCGCTTTGCACGGTCTGCGAACATGGCAGACGTGCCCGAGGGCGGCGGCCGACCGTCTAACCAGCTGCTGACCAGCGGCCGCAGCAATGAGATCTTCCCCGATATCACGGAAGAAAGCCGCACCGTCGGCCGTGTCGAGATCTACCGCATCTATGGGGTGCTGCGCAACTCCGATCGCATGATGCTTGGTGGGGCCAACGTCATCATCGCCGAGCCGCCCGCCGATCCTAACGTTTCGGTCGCGATGCTGTCGCTTAAAGACTCGTTTGCTACGAGAAAGGATATCGCCAAGCGCATCGAGAGCGGTATGGCCACTGGCTCCGAGTGGTCCGGCTACTTGCTAGAGAACCACTTCACCACAATGCGCAGCATTCAGCTGCTGCAGCGTGCAGGCATGGCGCCGCCTGTCCTCGGCAAAACCTATGTGCTGGTGTACAACGAAGGCCAGGCCAGCGAGCGCCGCCAGCGCATCCGCATCAAAACTGCCACACCCGTTGTGCGCACCTTTACCCAGATCATCAACAACCAAGTGGTCGACTTCGAGGCGCAAGTCACCACCTGCGAGCTGTTCGATGCGCTGGCCTATGACTTTCCCGGCTCGCCACCAGTGCGCACTTTTGCGCGAGAGGCCAATAAGTCCATCGTGCGAGAGACGGTTTATTCCGACTCGGGGATGTTCTACGGTGCTTCGCGCCTCACTGTGGCAACGCAGCTCACCGACACCTGGATGCAGGTTGAATCGGTCTATACCCAGGTGGTGCCCAACAGTCGCAGCGAAGTGCCGCTGGTCGACCAGCAGCCGAGCAGCCGGCGTGTGATCACCTTGGCAGAGGCACCGCGCCGGGTGCAAGTGGGCATCACGTCGCATACCCAGCGCTTCAAGGTTGATGAGGTCAATGTCGGGCTGGTCTACGTTTTCCAGTGCCAGCCGATGCCAGAGCCGGGAACCGTCTTCATCGACTACTGGTCGCTCGGCCAGCGTTATGTGATTACGGACGATGGCGCCGGTCAGCTGGTCGGGCAAGGCGGCGGCGCAGTGAGCTACTTGACCGGGGCGGTCAATCTCACGCTGAAGGCAGTGCCAGATATTGGCAGCACCATCTGCCTCTCACATGGCGCCCGCGTGTCCTATACCAGTCGCTCTAGCCAGGGTGCAGCGGTCCGCCCGCCCGAGTTCTCCTGGCAGATCGAGGCTGACAGCGAGAACGAGCGCGTGGTGCCAGGCTCTCTCATCATTGGTTACACCAGCGCGGGCGTGGTGCGTACCGTGGTCGACAACGGCCAGGGCAAGCTTACTGGTGATGGAGCTGGGGTGATCGACTACCCAAGCCGCTCTGTGCTGCTGCGCCCTCAGTTCATGCCAGATGCAGGCGCCCAACTGCAGGTGGACTGCCAGACCGAAGTGTTGGTGACAGAAATCATCCCGTTCCCAACCAACAGCGCGCCAGATCCTGCCGGCTTCATCGTGCTCACACTGGCACAGCAGCCTGCAGCAGGCAGTTTGCAGGTGCAGTGGGCCACCGCCCGCCAGGTCAGCAACACCAGCGGCGGCAACCTCACCACCACCGAGGCCTCCAAGGACGCCACGGTGACTTACACGGTGCGCACGGTGCCCGAGTTCTATGACCCGGGCGAGGGCACCACTAGCTCAGCACCTGCAGCGAACAAGCCTATGTGGCCTCAGGTCGACCTGTACCCCCGTTCAGACTAAGCGAAGGTTTAACTATGGCCACCATCAGATACGTACAACGCCCGTTCACCATCACCACCAGCAACACCAGCAGTGCATCGCTCACCCAGGAGACCGGAACCACTGCCGACAAGCGTGTCATCTGCGCCCGCACCGTGACCGATGACGGTGCCGGCAACTTCATCAACGGCATGGGCACCGTGGACTACGTGGGCAAGCAGGTCAACCTCAAGGTTGTTTCCTACGACCGCAGCAGCAGCGCCTACAAATCTGACTACGAAGACGCCAAAGAGTTTGAGCGCGTGGTCACCGATGGCGCGGGCTCGGGCAACACCAACAATCGCAAAGGCGGAAGCTACGGCACCACCGTTGTGGGCGAAGAGATGCTGGGGGGATCTTCCATTGTTGCCCGCTACCGTGTGGGCGCGCCGGCACCAGTCTCGCGCAGCCAGACCTTTACACCTCCGGCTGTGCTGCTGGACCTGTGCCCCTACACCGCGCAGCGCGTAGTGGCCGGCTCGGTCATGTTTCGGTGGATGGGCCAGACCTACTCGGACTTTGAGGGGGTGATCTACCGCGACCGTACCGACACCGACCCAGGTGTGGCCAGCGGCAAGATCGACTATGACGGCGGCACCGCGATGATGACCGACTACATCGTGGGCGGAACGGGCGCAACGGACTTCCAGCTGCTGAGCCTGTGGACCCAGGCGGGGCAGTGGAGCACGGCGTGCTTGTTCTTCACCACCGAGGCCTCGCCACTGCGCGCTGGTGCGGGCGGCTTTGTGCTGACCGTGGTCGACACCAAGGGCACCACGCTCACGGCCAACGTCGATGCACAGGGCACCATCAGTGGCCTGCATATGCGCGGCCAGATCGACTTTGCCCGTGGCGGGTGCGAGCTGCTGTTCGGTGACTATGTGCTCGATGCCGAGCTGCTGGCCGCCGATAAGGCCGAGTGGTGGTACAGCGCGGCCGATGTGGGGGCTGTGCAGGCTGGCCGGATCTGGCGCCCCTGGCCCGTGGACCCCACCACGTTGCGCTATTCCTGCGTCAGCTTCATCTACCTGCCGGTCGATGTGTCGCTGATGGGCATCGACCCTGCCGCATTGCCGCCTGATGGCCGCGTGGCCTTCGCCAGGCCGGGTGACACCTGCGTGGTGGGCGTCACCCACGGCGGCACGGAGTTCTCGCCCACCGTGGGCATGGTGTATGAGGTGGGCCACCAGCGCCTGTCGTTCGTTCAGGTCTTGGGGCCAGATGGTGCCGAGATTTACACGGGCTACACGGCCGACCTGGACGCTGGCAAGGTCACCTTCACTGACCTGGCCGGCTACCCGGCAGCCGTCAAGGTGGTGGCCCGAACCGAGGTTTACCGCCAGATCGCCGAGGTGCGCATCGACGGCAAGGTCAAGCTCCGACAGCCAATCGGCTACGCCTTCCCTGCCGGCGCCGTTTTCAGCACGGCCTTGCGCCAAGGCGACCGCTTTGCCCGCGTCTCGCGCACCTACAGCCAAATCAGCTGGAAGGGGGTGTGGTACGACGGCATTGATCCCTCCATTGGAGAGGCAACCTCCAAGTACCGTCACCCTGAGGTTGCCATCGAAGTGTCGAACCTTGGCGCAATCACTGAGCGCTGGGTTCTGCGCTTCCGAGCTGATCGCACGACCTTTGATCTGATCGGCCAGAACATGGGCCAGATTGCCAGCGGCACGATAAACACCGACTTCGCCCCCATCAACCAGGCTGCAGGCGTACCGTTTTTCACCATCCGCGCTGCCGGCTGGGGCTCGGGCTGGATCGAGGGCAACTGCCAATTTATCGACACCGTGGGGGCCGAGGCGCCAATTGACCTCATCCGCTGCACCCAGCCGAGCAGCCCAGTAGGCATTGATGACAGCTTCTGGCTGGTGCAACGCGGCGATGTCGGCCGCGCGCCTGAGAGCAGCTTCAACTGATATTTAGAACAGGAAACAACATGGCATCCCCAGTCGATACCTCGGTCAAATTCGCTCTATCCACAATGGCCGGCGCGTCCACCATCAACGGCGTTTCTGGCAGCCGCATCGCGGCGCTCAAGGCGTTCTTGGTGACCGGCTTTGGCGTCAAAACCATCGATAGCGCGACCACCATCAGTGGCGGCAAATGCCGCTTGCCCTTCAGCTCCGGCGCATCGGCCGCCGTGCTCAATGCTGTCATCACAGTGGCGGGCGCCACGCCCGCTGCCCTCAACGGAGAGCAAAAGGTCACCGCTGTCAGCTCCACCTGGGTAGAGTTTGCGACCGCGCTGCCCGATGGCCCGGTCACCGGCAGCATCACCTTCCGGATGGCTCCCCTGGGCTGGGAAGAGGTCTACTCCAAAACCAATGTGTCGGTGTTTCGCCCAACAGACCCGCGCTCCTCGCGCCCGTACCTGCGCATTGATGACAGCAACGCCCTCTATGCCATCGTGCAGATGTACGAGAGCATGTCCGATGTGGACACGGGCTTCAATGGAACGCCAGCGCGCTACTGGGCCGGCCGCAGCGCTGCAGCTGCCACCGCCGTCAGCTGGGTGCTGGCCGGCGACTCTTGCGGGCTTCTTGTGAGCGTTGCGCCGTACTCTACGAGTGCAGTGCCCAGCACTTTCCCACATGGGCTTTACTACTTTGGCGATTGCGTCAGCGACCGCAGTGGTGACGGCTATCCGGCCGTGTTGATGGGTAATACGTCAAACGCAGCAAACAGTTCAGACGGCTCTTTGCTGACGGGAAATGTCAGCAATGCCTTTGTCATGCGCCAGGCTGCGGGCATGGGCGCTGCTTTGCAGACGAGCGTGGGTAACGAGTTATTGTCCACTGGTACTTCTGGGGCCACGGGGCAATCCGCGTCCTATGGGCCGTTCCCTAGCCGAGCCGCGCAGGCGTTGTTCTTGACGCGCAACATCGTTGCGGACGGGGGCACGTTTGGTGTTGCCGGGCGGCGGGGCTTTGTGCCTGGGGTTTTGCACGTACCTCAGAGCGATGTGCTTACCGCTTACCCTACAGCCGGCATCCAAGAGGTGGGTAGTGGCGACTACAGCGGCAAGATGCTGCTGTCAGTGGCGCTCAACAGCAACATTGCATCCACAGCCAACGGTATCGGATTCATCGACATCACCGGCCCCTGGAGGCCACAGCTGTGAGCGCCGCAGTCTGGCGCATCAACGCCATTGACACCGGCGGCCGGGATCTAGAGTTGTCCGAGCTGCGGCTGTGGGGCGCAGCGGCTGCTGTGGACGCTGGTGCGGTGCTGACCTGCTCACACGCCCCCATGAGCGGTAGTCTCGCCAATCTTACTGATGGCAATCCGGCCACGACCTGCCGCTGGGCGGCGGTCGTTGCGCAATCGGCAGGCTTTTGGCTGCAGTGGCAGCTGCCAACTGCTCAAGACGCGCAGTGCGCACGCTTCTCCGGTCCTGCCCAGCGCGGCTTCATCTTCAACTACAACCTGGGCTGGGCAAATGCTGGCCGCTGGCTGTGGGCCGCTCAAGGGCGTGTCGTGTGGCCCGGCGCTGGCGTGCTGTCGGCGCCGCGCCAGAATAGCTCGGTGTTTGATAGGCCTGAGTCTGCAGAAATCGCGGTGGGCAATAGTGCCAATGCTTTCTCCTTCTTGGGCGCTTCGGCAGACCTGTCGACGATAGTTGCCCTGGTGCAAGGTAGTGAAACATCTTCCATCTCTTTGAGCAAAGATGGCGGCGCCACCTGGCTGAATTCGGTGCCAGGGGCGGTAACTGGGAATCGTGGCTTTGGCGCCGTAGCGGTATCAGCAGACGGCGTGCACATCGTTGTCTGTGGTCATGGATATGACAATGCGCATGGCGTTGACATCAGCCATGATGGAGGCGCCACCTGGACGCGCGCAGTCGGTCCAGCGCGCGGTTTTTACGGTTTCGGCGGCTGTGCGATCTCATCGAACGGCAATACCATTGCGGTAGCGGCCAAGGGGGATGCTGCTTACCCCATCTATATCAGCAAGGACGGCGGTGCAACCTGGTCGTCTCCCACCACCTACCGTTTGGGCAACGAAAGCCCAGGGGGCGGCTGCCTGATGTCCGCCAACGGCAGCATCATCGTCTTCTTTTCCACGTACAGCGCGAACCTGCTGGTCAGCCGCAACGGCGGCACCAGTTGGGCCACGGAGACGACTGGGCTGGGGACCGATACGGGATACCGCAGCGGGGCGATGTCTCCCGATGGCGAACACCTCATGCTCGCTTCCGCAAATATCGGCGCGCGGGTGGTGGTGCGGCGGGGCGCCTCCGCAGCCTGGACGGTGGCCGCGCCACTGGGTGTGCTGAGCACGCTGCTGGGATGTGCTATGTCGGCAGACGGGTCTGTGCTGCTGGCCACGCAAAGCGCAGCATGCGTGAGCCGTGACGGGGGCGCAACCTGGACGCGATTGGGCGGTGCATTCGCTGGCCCGACCTACTACGGATGCGCGGTATCCAGCGACGGCGGCGCAGCGGTGGCTGCAACATCGGCGTTAGGCACACGTATCGTCATGGGTGTGTTCCGCGACCCAAGCTATTCCGAAAACCCGGTGCGGACCATGGGCGCGCAGAGCATCACGTTTGTCAAGCCTGGAGTGATGCCGCCCTTTGCGATGCGCGCAGTGGCCGCCATCAACTTCAAGGACACGGCTTTTGCCGGCACCGGCCGCGTGTGGGGCACCAACAAGATCGAGACCGCCCCCAATGTGTGGGTGCCCTGTGGCGGCCGGGTGGTCCTCATGCACTCGCGCAGCAAGCTGCTGGTGCGCGAGACATGGGCCGACCCTGTGACCGGTGCCTGGGAGTTCAAGTTTATCGATGCTCAGCCCGAATACCTGGTGCTGGCCGAGGACCCCGAGGGCAACTACCGCCCCGTGGCCGCCAACAAGCTGACTGCAGAGGTGATGGCATGAGCGCCGATTGGGAAACTAGCCAGGCCTTGGTTCTTGCACAGCTGCTGGGCACCATCGTCAGGGCGGATGTCGGCGCTGGTAGCGCCCGCCTTTCCATCTACACCACTGCGCGCCCGGCGAGTATCGCGGCAGCTCACGCGGACACGCCCCAGGCCGAGATCGTGCTGGCCAAGCCATGCGGCGACATTGTGGATGGAAAGCTGGTGCTGCATGTGCAGGACCCGGCAGGCGCCATGGTGACCGCATCTGGCATCCCACGCTGGGCAGAGTGGATCGCAGCGGATGGCGTGGTGCTGACGCGCTGCGATGTGAGCGATGAGGATGGTGGTGGTGGCATCCGCTTGCGTGGTGGCGCCACGCCCGAGGGCGACAACTCGCCCATGCTGTATGCGGGCGGCCTGGTGCAACTGGGCCTGGTGGCCCTGTACTGACAGGCTAAGAGCCAATGAGCCGCGTTGACCTCGTCTTTAACCAGCAGGCTGCACCCGTCGTTGGTGGGCCGGTGCGCATCGTTTTTGGTGCCAGTGGTGATGGTCCGTCTCTACCCACCGTCATTGCCAATGGTGGCGGCATCATCTCGGGCCTGCGAGGCTACATCGCCGCCCGCACGGTTGCGGTGGGTAGCGGTGGCGGCTCCATCACCGGCTTGCGCGGTCACATGATCGCCAGCTGGGATGCCAATGTGAGCCGGGGTGCGCGTGTTGCCCTTGGCTCCACCTGGCAAGAGGCCGCGCCAGCTGCTCAAGCGCTGGCCGCGCCATGGCAGGAGGCGACGCCTGTGCGGCGCGCAGCCATCGCTAGGTGGGAGCAGGCATCAGCTGCGCACCACAGCATGGCCGCAGCCTGGCAGGAGGCGCAACGCGTGCGCTCAACATGCCAAGCGGGATGGCAGCAGGGCTTGGCGCTACGAGCTGCGGTCCACAACCATTGGCAAGAGGCGATCCGCTTGCGCCGAAGCACCCAGGCCTATTGGCAAGAGGCCAGCCCCATGCGGGCTGGCTTGTTGACCCAATGGCAGGAGGCGCTTCGTCTGCGTGCGGCCGTAACACCTCATTGGCAGGAGGCAACCCCGGTGCGTGTCCGGCTGCAGAGCCGATTCAGCCATGGCCAGCACGTCTGGCTTCCCTTGAGCTCGCACTGGCAAGAAGCAATCCGGCCAGGACCTGGGCGCACAGTGGTGGTGCCGCCCGTCAAACCGCCTTGCTATGTGCCAGAGGTCCCGGTGCACCTGGTGTTCTCCGAGCGGGCCAGCCGAGTCCTCCCTGTGAGGATGATTTTTAGATGCGGCGGGCACGTCGACTGGCCCCCGGCCGTCATCGTAGTGCCCGCGCAGAGGAGCTACATCGTGATCAATTCCATCGAGATACGGCGCGCTGACGCGCTTTCTGGCGACCCATTGCCCAGCGAAACATTCCAGATGTCGCTCAACCGCTCCAACTGGACCTGGAGCTTCTCGGCCAGCTTCCACGCCTCGGCGCGGGATGCCGTCACCCCAGACGTCGACGGCCCGCCCATTGAGCTCGAGGTGCGCGTCAATGGCCAGCCCTTCCGCATGCTGTCGACCCGCGCCGGCCGCACCCGTCGCTTCCCTGAGCACTTGGTCACGGCCACTGGCATGGGCAAGGCTGGAAGCCTGGACTACCCCTATGTCCCAGTTCAAACCTTCAGTCAGGCCAGCGGCCGCTCTGCCCATCAACTGATGACAGAGACATTGATGATCAACGGGGTCGATATCGGCTGGTCGGTGGACTTTGGTCTGCAGGACTGGTTTGTACCTGGTGGCGTCTGGATGCACCAGGGCACCTATAAGACCGCGCTGGCCGATATCGCCAGTGCCGCTGGCGGATACCTGCAGCCGCACGATACCGAGCCTGTGCTGCGCGTGTTGCCAGCCTGGCCGGAGCGCAGCTGGCTATGGGACGACGTCATCCCAGATATCGAATTGCCCGAGGGCGTGGCCGAGGTGGACGACACCGAAATCGAGGACCGGCCTGACTATGACCGCATCATCATTGCCGGCCAGGCCCAGGGCATCTGCGCGGATCTGACACGCGAGGGTCGGCCAGGCAGCCTCCTAATGGAGCCGATGATCACCCATCCCTTGATCACCGACATCGTGGCGGCCCGCCAGCGGGCTATTGCAGAGTTGTCGGAAGGCGGGCGCATGCTTACCCACAAGATGACGCTGCCTGTGCTGCCCTGGACCGGCGTCATCAAGCCCGGTCAGATCCTTCGTTACTACGACGACGCCGGCACGCGCCGCAAAGGCATCGTGCGCGGCACCAGCATCAGCCAGCAGTTCCCAGTGATCACCCAATCGTTGGAGGTGGCCAGCCATGCGTAATGTCTACACGGAGATCATGCGGGTGCTGGGCCCTGGCCCGGTGCAGATGGGGAAGGTCACCGCCTATGCCGATGGCACGGCGACTGTTCAGCTGATGAGGGCAGGAGAGATCCGGGTTCGTGGCCAGGCGGCCGTTGGGGACAGCGTGTATGTCCAGGGCGGCGTCATCCAAGGGCCGGCCCCAGACCTGCCTATCTATATAGATGTGATCTGAAGGATCAAAAAAAGACGGGCGACCTGGTCAAGTGCTACGAACACCTGGCCAAGCCCCGAACATGCAGAACCAGCCTGCAAGCCGGCGAAGACCCGCCACTGTCGCGACAGCGAGAGGAGTCTAGCCACTTTTCTGACAGAAAAGAGACTTGCAATGCAGAAAAATCTGGAAATTCGATGCGGCAGCTGCGGCCGCAAACTCGGTGAAGGCATCTACCAGGTGCTGTCCATCAAGTGCCCGAGGTGCGGCACACTCAATTCATTGAGGGCCACGAGCCCCACACCCGAGCGCCAAGGAGCGCCTGATTTGAAGGACTGCCTCAATGGCAAACCCAATCGTTCCTTGGATCGGCGGCAAACGCCGTCTGGTCGACCTGCTGCTGAACAGGTTTCCCCCTCATAACTGCTACGTGGAAGTGTTTGCCGGTGGCGCGGCCGTCTTCTTTGCCCGGGCGCCGGCAGACGTCGAGGTGCTCAACGACGTCAATGGCGACCTGGTCAACCTCTACCGGGTGGTCACCCACCACCTGGAAGAGTTCGTGCGGCAGTTCAAATGGGCGCTGACCAGCCGCCAGGTCTTTAAATGGCTGCAGGAGACGCGCCCCGAGACACTGACCGACGTGCAGCGCGCGGCTAGGTTCTTCTACCTGCAGCAGCAGAGCTTTGGCGGGAAGGTGTCAGGCCAGACCTTCGGCACGGCCACCACAGCGCCTGCGATCAATTTGCTGCGGATCGAGGAGAACCTGTCGGCCGCGCACCTGCGCTTGGCCAGCGGCACCTATATAGAGCAGCTGGACTGGGCATCCTGCATTGACCGCTATGACCGCCCACATAGCCTGTTCTATCTGGACCCACCGTACTGGGAGACCGAGGGCTATGGCGTACCGTTTGAATGGGAACAATACGAGCTCATGGCCAAGAAGCTGAAGGAGATCAAGGGCAAGGCCGTGGTCAGCATCAACGACCATCCGGCGATCAGGGAGTGTTTCCAGGGCTACGACATGGAGGCCTTGACGCTGGACTACACGGTGGGCGGCGGCGCAAACCGGGTGGAAAGGGGCGAGCTGGTTATCTACAACTGGGATCGCCAAGCCGAGCCGGCCGGACTGTTTTAG